CTAAAATGATTCGTATGCCACTGAACTTAAACCATTCTTGGAATGAGGATATAAACAACTGCGAGACAACTCAAGGTGTTATTGACTACATCAACAAGAACGGGACTACAGACGAACATTGGAGAGTTTTGCATACCATAAAGACTATTAACGATATAAACATAAACTCATGACTAGGATAAGTAAAGCAGACAAAATTAGAGCAGCTAAGATATTACTAGCTGAGGAAGGATATATGATAAGCAGTCTTTGGAGTGTACACGACGTTGTAGATAATTATGAAGTTACAGACTTCGTAGCTATGCAAATACTAGAAGAGGCTATAGGTAATAACGAGTCGTATGTAGAACATACATTCGAAGAGATAGATTCAGTAGCTGAACGCATGGGTCTAACTAAAAAAGATTGTTAATAACAATAAAAAAACTTAACAAAAGTAGGTTAATAGTAAATTGTTTTTACTATATTTGCCTCAGAAAGTTAATTAAATCAAACCAAAAATGGAGAAATCAGAAACCATTGGCAAGCTAACCCTTGCCCTATCAAAAGTTCAGGCACAACTAAGGCCTGCTAAAGAAAACTCAAAGAATCCCTTCTTTAAAAGTAACTACGCTGACTTAGGTTCAGTATGGGATTCAGTAAGACAGCTATTGTCCGAAAATGAGCTATCAATCATTCAAATGCCTACAGACGTAGGTGGTTTAACAACAATGTTATCACACTCAAGTGGTGAGTATCTATCATCCACTATGTATATACCTTCTAAGGAGGATGCACATGGAGTTGGGTCAGCCATATCATACGCTAGGAGATACGCCTTAGCATCATTTATTGGTGTAGTTACAGGTGATGATGATGGTAACGGAGCCATTAAAAATATAACTACCCCCTCTGCAAAAGCTACAACACCTAAGCCTAAACCTAAGCTATCAACTGAGCAATATAAAGCTATGATAAAGGCAATAGAACAAGGCAAGGGTAATGTAGTCGAGCAGAAAATGAATGGGTATGTTCTTACCAAAACACAACAAGACAACTTAGATAAAGTCTTAAAGATCTTTAAGACCCTAGCATAATGAGTTTAGATAGCTTCATAAGTAAGCTAGAGGATGACTCTTTTTATTACTCTGACTATGAGTTTGTTACTAACTCGCAGTTAGGGTTAATAAAAAAGGATGTTAGAACCTATAAGCTGATGAGGGACAACCCTCAATTAAGAACGGAAACTTTCCCTATGATTTTTGGGAGGGCTTACCATGTAGCGATGCTAGAACCTAATGAGTTTGATCAAAAGGTTAAGGTATTTGACTCAGCTACAAGGACTACTAAGGGGTATAAGGAATTCAAGTTAGAGAATGTTAAAGCCCCTACTATTATACTAACTAAGGAGTACGATCAGATAATGCGTATGCAGGATGTATTGTTCTCACATAAGGAGGTAAGAGACTTAATGGTCGCTGAAGGAGAGAGAGAGATAGCTAACGCTTGGCAGGATAGTGATACAGGAGTGTTCTGCAAGGGTAAAGCTGATTACCGAAATGGTAAGACTCTAATAGATTTAAAGACTACAGGAGATGGTAGTTTATATGGGTTCTCTGGGTCTTGCAGAAAGTATGGATACGACAGACAAGCAGCTTTTTACTCAGATGGGTTTGGGTGTGATGAGTTTATATTCATAACGCAAGAGAAGGTTGCCCCATACAACGTGTCTATATTCTATGCAGGTCAAGAATTTATGGATAGAGGTAGACATGAGTATAAGTACCTATTAGATACGTACAGAAGATTCTTTATTGATAACGAGGCAGTGGTTGATGAACACTTAATCATGGATACGTTATGAGATTAAAGAAAGCATTAAAAGAAAAGAAGCTATCAGTAGATATGCTTGCACCAAGATTAGGGTTAAGCCGACCTACCCTATTTAAATACTTAGACAACCCTGAAGAGTTTAAAATAAAACACTTCAAGACAATCATTAAGTATTTAGAGATAACAGAAAGAGAGGCACTTATTAATTATTTTATTAAAGCTAAAAGCTATGAGTAACAAGACTGAAAAGATTTACATTGGAAACGGAACTGAGAAATTCGATGGTGGGTTAGTAGAGTTCGCATTAAACCTTACCAAGTTAGGTAAAGAGGCTGCCAACTTTATGTTCGACTACAACGGAGATAAATACATCAAGTTAAAGGTTGTAAAAAAACGTGAGGCAGATGAGTATGGAAAGACTCACTACGTAGAGGTTGATACATTTAAGCCTGAGGCTAAGGGTCAAACTAAAAAAGTTGATGATTTACCATTCTAACTGATTGATAGTGATGTACAGGGGGAGGTTATAAAGCTTCCCCTTTTTTTTACCAAGCCAAAATAAACCTCAACGCTATGAAGTACAGAGTTTCAGATACAGATTTAATAGACCTAGACAAGGTTGATTTTATTGAGGTTGATGGCAAGACCATTAATTTCTATTTAGGTACTGAGTTACATCAGTCAATATACTCAAGCGAAACAGAGGCTAAGTGTATATTTCAAAACATTAATAACCACTTTAATATGGTAGACTTTAGGATCTCTAAAGACGAGAGCATAGTAGAGGAGGTTAAAGAGAGTACCATGGCAAGGAAGACAAAGGCATTTGATATGTTTTGGTCTTTATATAATAAGAAGACCGACATGCCAAGGACTAAAAAATCCTTCATAAACCTAACCCTTAGAGAGATGGGGTTAGCTATAAAAGGTGTAGAACCATACGTAAACTCAACCCCCGATAAGAAATACAGAAAGAATCCATGCACTTGGATTAATCAAAAGGGTTGGGAGAATGAGCTTATAATCAGTGCCGATGGTAAGAGTTCTGAAGTGAAAAATACAAACCTATACAAAAAACCAAACTACATTACGGATGACAGATAACGATGAGATGGAGGTAATGTTGCTTGGTCGCATCATGTCCTACCCTAAAGAATACTACGATAATCATAACCTAATCACAGAAGGAATATTCAAGGATTCCCTTAACAGAAAAATATATAAGCAGGTATCATTGAGGTTGGATGCTGGAGAGAAGATTGATCTTATTTCACTATCCCAGTTAGTAAAAGACCCATTAGCCCAGTACAGGTTGGTTGAGTGTTACTCAAAAGATTTCAGCCTATATAATACTAAACACTTAATTCTATACCTATCCCAAGAGGAGAAGAAAATAAGATTTAAGAAGTTGTTGGAAGTCTCCAATAATATGATAAACAAAGGGGATGATTTATTCGGAATCCTTGAACATGTAGAGAAAGAGTTACAATCCATTACAGAGGTTAGGGGTAATGACATACCCGATATAAAGAAACAACTTAAGATACTGCATGATGATATACAGAGACGTATGTCCTCAGACGAGATGGTTGGCATACCTACAGGGTTTCAATCAATAGATAAATTTACAGGTGGTTGGCAAGAGACTGACTTTATTGTTATAGGTGGAGCATCCTCAATGGGTAAGACATCACTAGGTTTAGCCTTCTGTTATAATTGTGCTAAGGCAGGTATACCATCAGCAGTATTTTCATACGAGATGGGGGATACACAGCTTTTACAAAGATTAGTATCCTTAGAAAGCTCTGTTAATAACAGATACATCATGAAGGGTACTTTAGAGAATGAAGAACTTGCTAGGGTTGATACCGCTATAGGTAAGCTGGAGAAGACTCAGCTATTCGTTGATGAGTGTAAGGACTCGTCATTAAGATACCTACTAAATAAGATCCGTCAATACGTTATAACTAAACAAGTTAAGTTTGTATTGGTTGACTACCTACAGCTAGTTAAGGGTAGTGGTCACTCAAGGGAACAAGAGGTAGCCCTAGTTGCTCGTGAACTCAAAAACATAGCTAAGGAGTTAAACATAACTATCGTGGCTCTATCACAACTTAGTAGAGGTGTTGATAGGAGAGAAGGGTCTAGACCTACGTTATCTGACCTTAGAGAGAGTGGAGAGATTGAACAAGCTTCTGATATTGTTATGCTTGTATATAGACCAGAGTACTACGGTATAATGAAGGATGATAGTGGCAATGATACAGAGGGCTTAGTAGATCTAATTTTTGCTAAGGGTAGGAACATAGGAACAGGAACCCTGCCATTAAAATTTAAGAAGGAGTACACTAGATTTAGTGACCCTGAAGATTTCGATAGTAAGTTTACATCGTCATCAGAACCTAAAGAAGCTTTCTAATCATGGGGGTGGAAGATATAATTAACTTAATAGTAGGCACAATATTTATATTGTGGATATTAACACTAATCGTAGAAGAGATATGAGAGAGATAAACACAAAATTACCTTGGACTGACATAACAAACAGGGTAGATGAGGTTAGGCTTACAAGCTTAAACAAAGACATAATAAAGAAGATGATTAAGTTTGCTTACCTACAAACAGGTATAGAGGTTAAGGACTTAGGCACTAGGAAGAGGAAGTTTGTAGATACTAACACAGTTCTAGTTGTAACTATACTAGAAGGGTTTAGGGATATGAAGCTAGAGGCTTTGGGTAGAGTATTTGACAAACACCACGCTACTATAATGCACTATAAACAATCTTACTATAACGCTGTATGCTTAGATAAAGAGTTCAGTAATCTATACAAAGATTTAAGTGCCCTTTGCTTTAGTGAGGTTTATGGATATGACGAAGTAGTATCTAAGGCTATGATCTCTAATGACACTGATGATTTGGTGGATGACATAAGAAGGTTGTCTAAGGAAAATGTAGAGCTAAGGGATATTATATCTAGAGTAAATAATATTTGCGATGTATAGTATGCCTATATTCTTTAATACGTTAACCTACTCTGTAAGGAAATACACTAAACGTAAGGGGGAGGTAGTACTACAGAAGAAGAGTGAGGTTTTTACTTCTAGAGAGGTATGTATAGGAAATACTATGGAGGACATTAACAATCCTAAATACAATACCTACCTTAAGAATAGATTAGAGTCATCTTACGCTAAAACTTATGATAGTGAGGTTGTATTCATATCAGTTACGCCTATAGTACAGTGTGGGTATACAACAGATAGATTTTAACTTAATAGCAGTCTAAATAGTTCATCACACCTGTGCATAGGTAATAACTAAGTTGATGTTAATGGGAGAGTCACATCTTTAAACTTGGTTACCCAACGCTGCTATATTATTACGAGAGGT